CTACACTTTTCGAGTGTTTTGATTCGACTAGCTGACAAGGCAACATGTTTGATCTCAGGCTGCGTCATTCAGAATTTTTTCAGCCCTATTAATAAGGCTATCTGGAAATTTATTAGCAACTGCAACTTCATGGATCTTTTTGATTTGAGTATCCATATTTATGGTCTTTGAATTCCATTCCTCAAAAATCTTATCTTCGCCTTCAAATGTTGCAAGGTGCATATCGAAGAAATCATTCTTTAGCGGCAGCTTAATCTGTAATTTTGAATAATCAAAAATTGAAGAAAGCTGAAGAAATGTTTTACAGGCAGAAATTAAACCGTGATTGGTCTCTCCATCAGAATCATTATTAGATGCGATAATGATTTTATCTGGGTCGAGTGCGATAAGAGCAGAAGAGAGTTTGGACGAAATGCCAAGGCCAAAAGTAACTACATTATTTTTATATCCATGTTCGAACAAGGCCATGCTATCGCCAATGCTTTCTACAATAATAACAGAACGCCGCTTTTCGATTTCATCCTTTACTTCACAAACATCATTTCGCTTTAGATTAACTGGATAAACCCAATCCGCTTTCTTGCCGATATGCTTCCATTTTGGAAACTCGGAATCCTTTTCCCAGAAAACGGCTCGACCAGAAAAGCCGTGAATCTGACCAAATTGGTTGTAGATAGGAAATACGATTCTTCTAAACAGTTGCCCAGATGTGGCATAGCCGCATTTATAAAAATCCAACGTATCTTTGCTGATCATCTTTTTGGAATAAAAATCAAGATGTGGCAATAGATTCTCTAGCATCGACTCTGGGTAAATTTTCTCCATCTCAATCTTCTCCTTGTTTTGTACATGGATGATATTTTGAGGATCAAATTTTACATACTTATTTATGACATAAGAATCTTTGGTATCAAGGGTTAATTCAACAAGCCTTTGAAACGGATAGCTTTTTGAACTACCAGCAGCAAAATCTGTCCATACTCCAGTATTCTTATAGATTTTTAATGCAGTAGAGTTATCGCCACCGCGATATAAAGCTCTTGTTCTCCAATAGCTACCATAGTCTTTAAGCTGATAACCTAAAGACTCAAGCGAGCTTTTTAGAACTACTGGATCAATTGAAACTTGGGACATTATCGTCTTCACCAGAATTTTCTAGGGTTGTTGCGTTAGTATCCGCCTGATTTACGATATCACGAAGATCGCCGCGCTCTTTGATGTCAAAATTTTCAAATTGAAGATTGATAAAGTTCTTCTTAAGTGTGCCATCTGGCATTCTAACCAATTCGACTGCACCAGCAACATCAGAACCAAGGAAGCGATTTTTTACGAAGATAAGTTTATGAGAACCGAAGTTTGGTCCCTCCTCTTGTCTTTCATCGGCTGTCTTGGGTCGCAAGATAGCCATATGAGAGCAATAATGCGTAATACGGTCAGACATTGATACGATACCCTCATCATCATTGATGGCGTCAGAATTGCGGTTTGTAGTAATGCCGCTTCGATTAGATTGAATCGAAGTAAACATTGTAATCATGGGCTTCTGATCCTGTACGATATCACGTTGAATAGTCTTTTTAAACTTATTCAACATATCGCCAATCACTTGCCATTCTGGCTTATTGCCATCAGCGTCAGCAGAAGGCTTGATATAATCGAAGCTAAAGATAAGAGGATTGCCGCGACCAACCTTAGAATAATAAAACCGCTTAAGATTATTGATCATCTGATCGGTGGTCATACCGCCGACATTATAATAATAAAATTTAAGCTTCTTAATCTTATCCCAAGTAGAGCGAACCCTTTGAACTACATCTTCGCCAGCCTTACGCCAAAGGCCAGTTTCAAGCAAATGCATTGGAACATGGCTGAGAGCAGCGCATTGACGCATGATAACCTCCTCCTTGCTCATTTCTCCGTTATCAAAATGGAGAACAGGTACATCGTGCTGGGCCGAAACTTTGGTAGTATAATTTAGAGCAAGTAATGTTTTGCCTACACCAGAACGCGCAACGACAACAGTAATGTTACCGGGGCGTAGAAGAGATCCATAAATCTTATTAACTGTGGGGAATGGACCCATGAAGCCAAATTCAGTAATAGGATTGTTGCCACGTTCTTCAATGACAGCCTCCATCTCTTCAAAGATGTTGACTGGTTTTTCTTCATTGTTCTCATAAATATTTATAATCTTGTTAAATGTTGTGTCGGCTTCTTCGACAATCTTTTGATAAGAAGAGTCTGGAGCGATCTTCTTCATCTTCTCCGCTACTTCAAGAGCAGACTCATGAATGGCTCTCCTGATAGAATACTTTTTAATCTCCTTGGCGGCAGAGATGGCTGTAGTCTTGTTTGTCTTTCTGATAGCTAAAGACCTCAAATAATCAAAAACATCGATATTGTCCTTAAAACAAATGCCGATCTCTTTGATTCTTTGGGCGATAATGATCTCATCGACTTTCTCGTTGCCCTCTAGACATTTGCGAATAATATGATAAATCGTTTTGTGAACGATTGTATCTTCGGAATAAAAATCTGATTCCGAAACGAAATCGCAAATTTCAGAGTAAGTCTCTGGATACTGAATCAGCCCCGCTAGGAACTGCTTCTCTACTTCTAGTGAATAAAGCATTAGTCGTTATCTGTAGCCGTGACCTTATCTTGTTCATCCGACAGCCACTGGTCAAGCGCTGTCTTCATACCAAGTGAAGTTATAATAGAATCAAATCTTGTGTAAATTTGAGGGGTTCCTTTCGGAGAGCAGACACAAAGAATTACGCCTTTGTAAGAATCTGCGCCACCAGAAATTTCATAAACTTGTTCAACAAGTTCAGTTGGAAATAAAAAGTCTTTTGGCTCTTCTTTTTCTTCTTTTTGTTTTTTGCTCATAAAAAAAGCTGCTTAAAAAATTCATCCGACAATGCGTCGGACTCATATACCTCTACCAGTTTAATACCGTTTGTCAAGCAAAACTGAAGCTTTAAATCGTCTCTTTTTAATTGAGACAACCAGTTTTGCCTATTTGAACCGTGAAAATATGGGTTGTAAGTTTGGTGCTGCTTGCCTTGAACTTCTACTGCAATCTTTTTATTTGCATTATAAAAGTCCAAGGAAAGCCTACTGCCAACAATTCTAAGCTCCTCAAAAACAACATCATGCTTCCAAAATGGAAACAAGTGCTGCTTCACTCTCCATTGCAGTTTGCTTTTAGATTCAGATTGCCAATTAATAATATATTTTTTAGCATTCTTGAGCAAACGTTCTTTGCCATTTAATGTTTTAAACTTCATTTGGTTTTGCAGAGATCATATCTACAAAATACTTGTGCAGAAACTTTACAAGATTTGGATTAGATTCCACAAACTCAAAAATTGCATTTTCGCCTTGGAACTTGTCTGGAGCTTCAAAGTTATTTTCTTTGAGCATGGCTGCAAAATCATCAGATAAATAATACCAAGCGCCAGAACGGGTTACCATTTCCCACATCATAAGCATATCAACGATTTCCTTTTCTAGCCAAACTGAGGTGCCATTGACGCGACCATATTTAATAGGATAAGTAATCCTAACCTTACTCTTTTCATTTGGGCTTTTCTTGATGCAAATCTTACACCAGTGTCCAATGATTGGGTTTTTAATAGGATCGCTTTTCTTGATTGATGGGTCTTTCAAGATAATATCTCCTTCAAAACGTGGTTCAAACTCTAGGATAAAATTAGAGAAGTGAAGCAGAGCGTTACCACCAGTCGCTGAAGTTTGACGGATTGGGGCGGCGGTATACGGATCGATCTTAATATCGCTTCTGACTTGAGAAATAAAAATAGCCATATGGCCTCTCTTGCTGAGAGGGGTCGAAGTCATTTTCATGAACGCGCCAGCGATAACTGCGCCACCAGCAACCTTTTGAGCTTCGTTAAATGATTTGCCAGCATCATTCTGCGCGACAAGACCATCAACAGAATCAACCACAAACATGTACTTGATCTTCTCTTCGTTGCTCATGACCAAGTTTTTCATGCCTTCTACAACCGTCTCATAGATATTGCATTCAAAAACAAAACAGGTTCCAACATCCCAATCTTCTGGATCAAAAACAAATTTAATTCCAGAACGCTTCTGCATTTCATCAGAAAGGCGACCTTCAGCTTTAACATAAAATCCTTTTGAATTAGGAATTGTAGCCAAGAAGTTTTTCATGACCTCAAGCGAAGCTGAAGTTTTACCTCCCTCTGTAAAGCCTACAAATCGATGCAAACCGGGGCTTAATCCTCCACCAGTTTGCATATCAAGATTTAATGAACCAGTAGATACCCTATAGTTAATAGACTCTTCAAAGTTATAGTGATGCTCTGCCTTATCCTTTAAAAAGGATTTTAAAAACGTCTTTGACGACGAAGCTTCTTGAACTTGTTCTTGTTCTTTTGCTTTTTTGCTCATGATAAAAATTGTTTAAGTGTTTTTTTGGTTTTAACTTCTGCATCTTTACCGATCTTTTCTTGGGACGAAAGATCTTGTTGGTGAAGGCGAGTATAATAGTACTCCTTGTAGTCAACGTCAAGTAACTTCTTCTTCCAATCAGCAAAGAAGAAAGCTAATGTTGGAACCTTCTTATCTTCTTGGATTTGCGACAAAAAGTCTATACCGTAAATCTTCTCAAGCTTTTTAAGAAGAACCATCTCTTTTTGCCAAAAGCGTCTATCGGCTTTCGCAGGAATCTCAACAAGAGACTTGATAACATTGGTGCGACTAATCTTTTCCTTCACGCTCTTAGTTAAGCAGGTCGGAGAAGGTTTGTCAAGACCTGTTATGATTTGTTTGAGGCCGACGCTGATCCGAAATAAAATCCAGTAATAGCGATAAGGCACTGTCTTATCTCCGCTGTAATTAAATTACCAGAGATTTCAACGAATGCCTTACTAGTTACGTCATCACCAATCATACCTAAAACGCTGCCGCCATTGTTATAATCAACTTCAAGGTAAGTTGGAATGCCTAAAATAGCCATAACAAACGGAGATATAACTATAGAAAAGATAACAGAAACTACGATAAACTGTCTAACGATTTTACCTACATCGCCATCTCTTTTTGACGCCTTATCAGCAGATTCATCGGCTTTATCTATAGCCTTCATCATACGGTCAAATCTAGCCCTGCTTTCTTCTGCCTTAGCAGCAATCAAACGAAAGATGAAGCCCGTAGCGGCTCCACCCATTAGGCTTATCAGTTCTGTAGGCACATACTATTTTACACCCCAAAGGCTTGTATAGTCAAAGGGAACTTATTCGTTTCCTTAACTAAGGCAAGCATTTGTGCAGCAATGTCTCTAATTTCTTTTTGAGCGTCTGGCTTGTTTCTGAGATTTAAAAAGTGCGCAAAAGATCGCCAGTTAAACATCACATCAGCAGCAATTTGCGTATTATACGGCCTAAAAAATCTAGCCGATTCCTTAGCCCTCTTACGGTTGAAGCCGTGATTTTGTACCAAATCTTCAATGCATTTATGGTACAAATCAAGACCTCTTTCAGTATAAGAGG